GGCTTTCGGCGCTTTTGGGGATGACCGGCGATGGCGGCGCTGCGACGATATCGCGGGCATCCGCCGCGGCGCTGGCGCGTTCCAGAACCAGGCGGCGCAAGGCTTCCGGGGCCGTGCCTTCGCGCAGGGCCTTTGCGGCGTCTATTGCGATGCCAAGCCGTCCAGCTTGTGCTGCAATCTCGGCAATATCTGCGGCCTCGTTGCGCAGTTTTGCCGAAAGTTCAGCCAGATTGCCCGGCTGCGCTGCGTCCGAGACCGGCGGTGCGGGTACCGCAGGGGGCGCGGCCGGGGCGGCAGGTTGATCATCACGGGCAATGGAATGACCATCCTGCGGAATTGTTGCCTCATCGGCAGTCTCCTCACGCAGAGTGTCTTCCGGATCATTCTCTGCAATGCTGTTTGTGGTGTCTGTTATGTCAGTTTGGGTGGCCATCTGTGCCTCCTTTTTCGGTTGAGTTGGCTTGCGGGACTGGAGTGCTGTCGCGCGCGTTGCGCGCACGGGTGCGAGTGTTGGCGTGTTTGACACGCGCTGTCGGAACACAGCAAAACCGCGCTGCAGATCGATGACTTCATCGGCGAGCCCTGCGGCGACAGCGTCTGCCCCGCGATAGGTTGCGGCTTCGGTTGCGAGGGCGGCCTCCTGGCTCAACCGTTCAGCGCGCCCCGCCGCGACGGTCTCCGTAAAGAGGAACCGCAACACATCGATCTCGCGCTGGATGTCATCACGAACGGCATCAGGCAGGGGCTGATACGGATTGCCATCCACTTTATGCCGCCCTGAATGGATCAAGGTCACGCGCACACCGTCCTGATCAAGCTCGCCACTGAGGTCGGCATGCATCACGACGACACCGATGCTGCCGACGGCCCCGGTGCGGGGCAGCAGTATGCGATCAGCCTGGCTGGCCAGCGCGTATCCTGCCGAGAAAGCGTGTTCAGCCACAAAAGCCCAGACAGGTTTGGTGGCACGAATTGCACGAATGCGATCGGCGAGGTCGAATATCCCCGCAACCTCGCCACCAAAACTGTCAATTTCCAACGCAAGGCCACGGACAGAAGGGTCGACGGCCGCCGCATCAATCTGTGCTGCGATCCCTTCATAGCTGGTCTGGCCAGAGGACTGGCCAATCCAGCCGCCGCGGTGGATCAACACGCCGGAGATCTCGATCACGGCGATGCCGTCCACGACCGGATAGGGCGCGTCGCCATTTTGATGCAGGCGCACAGCGAGGTTTCCGGCGAGGATGCTGGCGCGGGCGGGTAGCAGCACTGCGCCCTCGTTCGCGCCATCCGGCTCCACCATCTCGACCTGTCGCCCGAGAATGCGCGGCCCCAACCCCGACAGAAATGCCATGGCTTTGGAAGGCTCAACCAGAAGCGGCGTGTTGAAGGCGCGCGTGGCAATGCGGGCATGGAGCATCAGGGCTGGTCCTCAGGCTTGCGCGAAGGGTCGTCCGCGTTATCGGTTTCATCTTTCGGGTCGGTGTCTTCGCCGTCATCTTCATCTGAGCTCGGCACCGCCTGCACGCCTTGCGCGGGTGATCCCGGGCGGCGGAAGTCCAGCCCCAGCAATCGCTCCCGCTCCCGCTCCGCCGCGATCTCACGGTCGACCTGTTCTGCGTCATAGCCACGCTCGGCGATAGCCTGCGTGCGGGATTTGAGACCCGCTTCGATCTGGGCGATCTCGGCATTTGCGTCCTTCAGCGGATCGACCCAGTCCCATTTGGTCGGCAGCCAGTCAGCCGTGAGCAGCCGCATGCGGTCAGCTTCATAGTCGGGCAGCGTCAGCCCGCCTGATAAGACCGCCGCATCCATCCAGCGCGCATAGATTGGACGGCAGAGCTGGTAGACCATGACCGAATGCTGCCAGGCCGAAACGCGGCGGCGGAATTCGATCAGCGCCAGGCGTGAGTTCGAGAAGTTTCCCTTCACCATGTCATTGGCGAGATAGGGATAGGGGATGCCCAGCGCTGCTGAGATTTGCAGCAATGTGCGGTACTGAAACGGCTCGTAGGTCGCGCCGCTGTCGGCGGGCTGGCCCACGGTTACGTCCTCACCCGGATCGAGCCGCACGATCTGGCCCGGGCTGATCTCGACGCCCGCTGGCATATCCTCGTCCTCGGCTGGGGCTAGCGGGTTCTCCGGCGCGGGCGAGGTCACAAACATGGCATACATCGCCGCGACCTTCTTCCGGTCGAGCTCGGCATCGTCATACTGATCGAGCAGGAACAGCTTCACGATGGCGGGGGCGAGTTTCGACACACCACGCAGCTGGCCGCCTTCCACCGGATCGATCACGTGGATCACCTCGGAGGCCGGTACTCGGACGAATTCGCCCGCAAGCCCGGGATCGGTGCTGTCGCCCGGATGGCGGCGCAGGAAGTGATAGGCGACGCGCCGACCGATCCGGTCGAACTCGATCCCTTGACGGATCGCATTCCCGTTCGCAGCGGTGCCGGTCTGTTCCAGCGGCAGCATCTCGGCTGGCAGCATCTGCAGCTGCAGCGGTACGGTCAGCCCGTCGCTGGCGCGGCGCATCCGGATCCGGAAGAACACCTCGCCCGCAATGAATACTTCGCGCGCCGCGCGGCGCTGCAGGCCGTAGAAGTCTGTCAGCCCTTCAGCATCGGCCTCGTCCGTCCAGGTGAGCCAGAGACGCTGCAGCTCTTCCTTGCGGGAGGGATCCGCGATCTTCGAGATCGGCTTGATGCCATCGCCTACGGTGTTGGCAGCCCAGCTTTCGACAGCGTTTACCGCATAGCCATTGTTGCGCACCAGCCAGCGGGCACGGGCCGTAATATCCGGCCCTGACGCCGCGATGAGCGCATTCACATGTGCGCGCGTCGCCTGAAACCCGCGCAGCCGCCGGTGCTGCTGGCCTGCATCAAACCCACCGATGAAAGCACCGAGTCGCTGTCGCCAGTTCATCACAGATCCTTCACGGCATTGGGGCGAAGGATACGCCCAGCGCCGCGCTCCAGCTTGGCCACGCGCCGCTCAATATCGCTGATCGCCGCGGCAAGCTCCGCATCCGTGCCGTAATTCACGGTCTTGCCATCATAGCTGACCGAGCGCGTACCGCTGTAGCGCGCAGCCAGCAACGCGCTGTGGCGGGATTTGAGATCATCGAGGGTCATTGGGGATCCATCATTCCATGTATTTTGGCGTGCTTACCCGCCAACCGCGCTTGCGGGGGGCGGCAATCCGCCCGGCTTGCGGGCTGTTTTGTTTCTCGGGTTCGCTATTCGGTGCGACCACCACGGTTTCGATCCCGGCCTGCTTCTCGAGCTGCCGCCACATCCGCTCATCAAAGCGGTCGGCGCCAAGGATCCAGACGGCGGCGCGTGCATAGACGCGGGTGTCCAGTGCCTCATTGCGCTCGCGCATCTTTTGCCATTCCTGGCGCGCGTAGCCGCGCTTGTTGCGGATCGTCACCAGTTGCTCGGCGACGAGTTGCTTTAGCCATTCGCTGTCTGCCCAGTCTGGCAGGTGGATCGTGCCCGCAGGATTTGATGCGCCACTGGCGCGTTCTTCATCGCTTGGTCCTGCGATGCGCAGATAACGATAGGTCTCGGCCTTGAAGGTCGCTGTGGCCACGGTCCAGAGCCGCGCCCCGCGTTTCAGTTTCCGCCCATTCACGGTCGCATCAACAAAGGTTGGCCCTGAGACCGGCGTGGCCCGATTGAACCCCTCGAGCCCCTTCACGGGTGCCACCTGCGCGATCCCCTGCTTGCGGGACCAGGCATAGACCGCGGCGGACTCGTAGCCTGTATCGATCGCCAACTTCGCCAGTGTCATGATCGCGCCGTGTTCATGCACCCATGTCTGGCCAAGGAGCGCTGTCAGCTGATCCCAGCAGGCTGGATCATCCGGTCCGCCCGGAATGACGATGTGATCCACCAGCCAGCTTTCGAGCCCACGGCCCCAGGCCCAGACATCCACTTCGATCCGATCCTTCTGCACGTCCGCCCCAGCGGTCAGGAACAGGCCGCGTGCAGGGATCTGCGCTGCAAAGATCTCACGGCGATCCGCGAGGCGCTGCCATTCGGGTGCATCGCCACTCTCGACCCATGTTTCACCCAGCAGCGTGTTGCGCGCGGCGCGCAGCATCTCGTCGGAGCCCTGCGCTGCCAGCCACTCCCGTGCGACCTGCTCCCAGCTCTTCCAGCCGATCGGCGAATAGAGCGCTGAGATGTGGAAGCCGATCGCGTTCGGATCTGTGCTAACAGCGGTTGCCCGCCATTCGCCCCGCGCCAGCATCTCCGTCTTATGGTGCTCTGCGATGGGTTTCTCACACCCAGCGCAGTGGTAGGCTGCGGTGTCAGGCTGCCCCTTGTCCCAGCGCAACCGTTCAAACTGCAGCCATTGCATGTGGCAGCAATGCGGGCACGGGACAAAATACCGCC